GGAGCAGGTAGAGAAGCAGATTTAGCCCAAGAGGCAATGTACAAATGGTACAAACAATTCCCTAACGTAAAAGTATGTATTGGTAACCACTCAGCCCTTCATAAAAGAAAGGCTCAAACAAGCGGTTTACCAGAGAGATTTATCAAGTCCTATGAACAAGCTTGGGATGCTCCTAGAGGCTGGAAATGGGCTTTAGAATGGGAAATAGATAGTGTTCTATACACTCATGGTACAGGATCATCAGGACAAGCAGGTGCAATCAATAGAGCAAGAGATGCTCGACAATCAACGGTAATAGGTCATATACATAGCTTTGGAGGTGTTCTTTATAGTTCATCTGACAAGGATATGATATTCGGCATGAATGTAGGCTGTGGTATCGATATAGATGCCTATGCTATGGAGTATTCACGACCTTTCCCCAAAAGACCCACATTAGGCTGTGGAGTTGTTCTAGATGGCGGAAGAGTTGCTATATTTGTTCCAATGCCACTAGGCAGTAAGATTATTAGGTTACCTAAAAAGTAACTATAGTTTAGTAAATATAAGAAAGTGTGTATTACATTGATATTCAATGCAGTATGCACTTTTTATTTCCATTAGAATTAAATCGTAAATTTGTATGAACAGAGAAGTAGACGTTAAGATTAACCAATTGATGAAAGAAAAGACTCACTTAGAAGCTAGGCTTGAGTTGATTGTAAAGGAATTACGACTTACTGTACTTAAAAATAGTATCACAAATGTTAATGCACATCATACAACTGACCGAAGAGGAAGATGAAAGCTACGAGTTCCAGGATAATTCTGAGGAATCAGATGCTTATATCAACATCTATCAGGTGGCGAGTGTAACGGCTGATGAAGAAAATAGTGATAGGTGTTTTGTATATATGGCTAATGAAGATTACTTCTATGTAAACGAATCTATGGATAGTTTTACTACAAGATATCAAGCAGTCCTTTACGGATCAGTATTGACAAAGTTTTATGACACTAGAAATAGTCATAATTAAAATAGCTCTCATGTGTGGTGTGTGATTGTGTGTAGTTTTGGTTAACCCTCAGGTAAAATCTGGGGGTTTTTTATCGCTCATATAAAGTTCATTTATCGCTCATAAAAGGTAGTAAAACTACTACTTTTTGACTTATGTTTTATTGATATAAGTCAATTTGATACATAAAAAAGACCCCACTATGAATAGCAGGGTCTAACTATTAAACTACAAACAAAACATACTACTTTTTGTTATACTGATTAGCTCCGTAACCTATAGTTACTGCAACAGATATAACGTATAATGCTCTTTCATACCATTCCCACATTGTTGGGTTATACTTATTGATAATGAAAGCAAACGGTAGATACAAACCTACTAATAAAAGTGATAAGTTGATTAGAATATCTCTATAAATTTTTGAGTTCATAACTAAAATGGTAATTTTTTGTCAGTTGGTTTATAATCACCTGCTTTAAATGTATCCATTTCACAATAGAAATCACTTTGTTCAGGTCCTGCGTTCTTTTTGTCTTTGATAAGGATAGAACACCATCCTTTGTTAGATGCTGCGAACTCGTTTAGTTTCTTTAAGTCCTCTGGACCAAATGATACTTTTCTGAATGATCCGTAAGCTGATCTAAGTGTGAAACATCTTCCTAAGAAGTTCTCTTTTTGTGTTGCCATGATATTTGTTTTGGTTTATAAACTATTTTTAATTCCTTCTTTAAATTTCTCTAAGTATAATACAGCATCCATAAGTTCTTGCTGTAAATGCTCAGCCCATTCTTTGGTGTTTAAGTCAGTTCTGTCTAGATTAGTTCCGTATTTCGTAAAGCCAATGTTAGCTCTATCTTTATACTTAGTAATCACAGATTCGACTATAGTGTCATACTTATTCTCCATATCCTTTGTATTTTCTTACTTGTTCTTTAAGTTGTGCTCTCCATTTGATGTCTACTGTACCATCATTTAAGATGTCTTCTACTAACTTAATAGTTTCAGCAGTTACAAACTTGCTTTCCTTAGGAACTACAGTAACCTTAACTTCTTTTTTAGTAGTCTTAGTTACATTTTCTGCCTTGTTGTCTAATTCTAAATTTTCCATAATTGTTGTTTAGCGTCCTTGACCTCGATATGCTTTGGGTCTTGGACTATGTTTGTTATAAGATTTCTTTGCCTTACCTTCTTTACGCTTCCCGAAACTCACCTTTATACTCGTCCCAGATGCTGATTTTGCTTTCGCCATTGTCTAAAAATATTGTTAAATTAATTGTTCCGTCTGATACTTGTTGACATACAATAGATGTGCCACCACACATACCTAAGTGAGTTAAGAACTCTATTTGTGATACGCTTAACCTATCACCTATAGCTTTAATCTCACAAGCAATGAACTGACCATAGTTTTTGTGGTAACCAATTATGTCAGGTAAACCTTTCTTACCAATGAAAGACCTTCCCTTAACTGCTAGGTTATTATTCCTCCATACTTCATAACCTAAACTATCTAAATATTCTAGCATCATCTTGGTTAAGTCACTTGCTGTTTTGTATGTCATATAAACGAAATTACATTAATTAATCGAAACGGATCATCTCCACAGTTGGAACTTTTACATATCTTATGCCCTCAACTATCTTTGTTTTACCCCATTTAAAGTGTCTTCTTGCCTTAATTCTAAGCATCTCAGCTCGTATAAAGTAGATTCTATCTTTAAGGTCAAAGTTGATAGCAAAGAACTCTACTCTTGTATCTGCTATACCACTAGGCTTACCATTATTCTCATATTCAAGCCACATGAATTTTTGCTTGAGTGCTTTTGGCTGTTGTATTACCAAGATTTTTGTGTTCCTAGCAAACAATAATAATGCTTGGTAAGTGCCATCAGCAGCCTTAGCTTGTTCTATGTCGAACTTACGAGTATTCTTATAGTTCCTATTTAAGTCCACTTCTTTTAGGTAGTTTTAGTTTCTTAGCATAAAAGTAAAGTGTTCTAGTTCCCATACCAATACCAACTGCAACGTCTGTTATTTCATTAAATCTTGCAGTATCATACCATGCTTTAGTAACGATACGTTCTTTCATGTTCTCAATGTTAAGGTCTTCGCCTTCTATTACTTCTACCTCGATAAATTTTTGCTTCATAGTTTATAGTTTATAATCTTCAAATGTGGTTGTTTCTCCAATAAATCTAATAGGTATGTTACCAGTCTTACCATGTCTGTTCTTCTCTACCTTAACGATAACTAGGTCGTCAGGATGATATTCTTTACCACCAATCTCTACAGGTTCTTTCATTTCGTAGTAAGATGGTCGCATAAGCATAATAACAATGTCAGCATCTTGCTCTATACTACCTGATTCTCTAAGATCGGATAACATTGGTAGCTTATCAGCCCTTTCCTCAACCTTTCTAGATAACTGCGATAAGGCGATAATAGGTACATCCAACTCTTTGGCTAAGGCTTTAAGGCTTCTGCTTATAAAACTTACTTCCTGCTCTCGGTTTTGGTTTTGTTTGCCTTGTCCACTCATTAGCTGAAGATAGTCTAGGAATATTACCTTAATACCATACTTCTGCTTTAGAATAGTAGCCTTAGCTCTGAGTTGTGAGATACTGATTCCGCCAGTATCCTCTATGTAGATGGGTGCTGTGATTATCTTGTCATCGGTCTTTAAAAGTAGCTTACGTTCATAGTCATTTAAATTATTCGTTCTAAGGCGTTTTAAGGGCACTTGACTCGTTATTGACTCTAACCTTTCAACAAGCTGTTCGGAGCTCATTTCGAGGCTAAAAATAGCCGTAGGAACGCTATTTAGGATAGCTAAGTGATAAACACTAGAAAGCATCATTGCTGTCTTACCTGCACCAGGTCTAGCAGCTATAATACATAAGTCAGGTTTACACCATCCTGCTATGGTTTGGTTTAGCTCTTGAAATCCAGTATTAAATCCTAAAAGCTCACCATTACTTGCTAAATCCCTAGCAAAGTTGATAGCCATAACTACGTCTGTTATGCTTTTTTCATATAAATTACCATATTCAAGTAAACCTATAAGTTGACTATTTAGGTCAGATAAAAGGTCTAATGACTGACTATCGTTGTCTAAACAACTATTCTCAGCTATTCTAAGCACTTTATATGCTTCACGCTTCTTATACATCTCAATAACAATCTCAATATGGGTGTTAATGTGAGCTGTTGTAGTTACATTATCAGTTAACTTTGATAGGTAGTAAGCACCACCTTCTCGTATTATGTCCTCATCTTGTATGAGTTTTTGAGCTACAGTAGTAAGGTCTATAGATATGTTACTATCATACATTTCCTTAATAGCGTTAAAGATTTTTTGGTGCTTTAGATCGTAGAATATGTCAGTTTTTAGATGACCTATAACCAATGGGATAATTCTTTTGTCTAAAAGCAATGCACCAAGTATGTTAGATTCAATATCTAAAGCTTTTGGTAGGTTTATAGCAATCATTTAAGTTTTATTTGTGTAGTTATTTTGTTTGTAGGTACTTGATTAAAATCCTTAGGCTTAATTATCTCATCATAGAATGATTCGTTATTTAAGTATGTATCAGGATTCTTTCTGTATTGTTTATCAGGTTGTGCTATCTTATATTCCTTTGTATGTTTAATAGCTTGTGTTCTTTGATCGTCAGTTAGCTTATTCCATTTACTTTCTAGTTTACTTTTACTACCAACCTTCTTATCATATAAATCCCACCAGGTATCAAACGATATATTTATAGATTTATTATTAATTGTATTATTAAGTATTGTATTATTATCCTTCGCCTTTTCCGAATACCCCTCTTCGACTTTCCGAATACCTAGTTCTCTTTTCCGAATAGGTACTGTAGGTGTTAAAATCCTTTGTTTTACTTGCTTACCATCATACAAAAGAAAGGTAGTTATATAGCCTTTACTAACCAACTGGCTTACTAACTCACTAATCCTTGACGGACTCAACTGAAAAAACTCGGCAAAATACTTGTTACTGGCAAAGCAACCTTTCTCTTTATCTAAGCTATCTATTTCTACCAATAATAGCTTTTCCATCCATGTAAGGTTTTCGTCTAACCATACTTCTTTGGGAATCCAAACTCCCTTAAAATCTCTTTCCATAAAATAAAAGTGCCCTATCAAGTTCCCCCTACATTGCAGATAGGGGTTCATCTCAAGGGCAATAAGTTCTTAATGAGTCTGCAATACTCATGACAAATATACTAAACTAATTTCTCAAATTCTTGTATGGTCTTGAAGATTTGATGTGCTACCTGAGGAACTATTGCGTTTCCGTATGCTTTAATTGACTCTTGTCGCCATTTTGAAATGGTAATGCCGTCCAATTCTCTGGGAAGCCCATCATCTCCTCCACAAAGAGGGGGCTTAGATGGGAACGAGTCCCAAAAATTTCGTTCATCTGACTGCCTAAATCGTCCCCCTTCCAATTCTCTGTTTTCCAATGCATATTCTTGTCCGATGCTCTCGGAGTTTGAAACAACATATTTGACATTTGTGTAGCTAGATTCGGCATTGTTGTTCCATTTGGATACTTTTCCATTCTCGCTTTGAACTTCTCTAAATCTTGCACTTCCTCCCTTGTCGTAGGCGTAAGCAACAAACCATACTCTGTATCTTTGATGTGGTGCACCGACACTTGCAGCTGGAATAAGAAACGATTGGACTTCATATCCTTCCCTTTCCAAGTCATCGCACACCTCGTTGAATACCATCCCTTCATTCCAACTAACAAGTCCACGAACGTTTTCGCCAACAACCCATCTGGGTTTGACTTCTTTAATGCACCTAAGCATTTCAGGAAAGAGATGTCTTTCATCTTGTTTCCCAAGTCTTTTACCTGCGGTTGAGTATGGTTGACAAGGGAATCCTCCTGTAAGGATGTCAACTGATCCTGAGTGAATAGTAAAGTCTGTTTTAGTAATGTCATTATAACTAATTGAATTTGGGAAATGGTGTTTTAATACTTTTTGTCCGAATGGATTCCATTCGCAATGAAATAGGTTATTCCAACCCATCCATTCTGCGGCTAAGTCAAATCCACCTATACCGCTAAATAATGATGCGTGTGTCATGTTTTATTATTTTTTTATTCTGAATATCACATCTCTATCATTATACTTAAATCTACGCTTTAATAATGGATTAAGTGATTTCTTTATTGAGTCTTGTGTTATTCTTGTATTCCTTGCTGCATGAGCTAAAGATTTAAACAATACTTCACTTTTGTCGTCAACATAAATCATCCTCACTGGTACTGAGTTCTCTAATCCTGCAATCTCCATCATATATTCTTGAATTTACTAATTATGGTTAATGTTACAAATAGCAATATTGCTAGTGGTATAGATATTATTACAAACTTTGTAAGCTCGTATATAAATATTATCGTTTGTTTCATGTTTGTAGTTTAAAAAACCACCCCAAGTTTTTTATAAATTACTATCAGGTTATTAATATTTGTATCTTGAGGTGGTGGAGGATTTTTATTTCTTTAAGCTAATCTTAAAGGTTGTTGTACTTATTCTAGGTGCTGGGTGGACCATCTCTCCTGATTCAGGATCAACCATAGCCATAGGCAATGTTCTAAGCATCTTCTCTCTTTCCTTTAAAGCAAACTTTAATGACTCTATTTCTTCATTCATTTTGCTCCAAGTATAGTCTTGGTCATAGATATACTTAACGCCTGATTCAAACTTAGCCATTTCGCTTCCTAAGACCTCAGCCTTGCCTCCAGGATACTTACTAAGCTCATCTAGTACTAACTCCTTTAAATCGGCTCTAATGCCTTCTAAGAGCTGTACAACAGCCTCTGACTTTACGAGTAGTTCTAATGGTGACTCACCAGTTTGTGTAAAGTGATCTACTATCTGCGACTTGATTAACTCAATAGCAAATTTGTTCGGTTCTATAGAACTAAGTTCTACTTTTGGTAATAATGTTAAATTCATTTTATTTTAGGTTTTCTTTTTTCATTTTTAATACCTTCATCAATGTTTCATCAGAATCAAATGATTGCTTGTAAGTAAAGTATGTGTCAGTTAATTGCTTAACCTTAGTACATTTAGATACCTCCATCATTATTTCTTCTCTTGTAGGCTCATCTTCTAAGATTTCTGCTACAACTGTCTGTACTGGCTTAGAGGTTTTTTTTGGCTCATCATGTACAAAATCCATCTCCTCAGCAGGTGTCGCTTCAAATCCAGCAGCTTTCATTAACCAAGCTAATTGATTACGGAATGCTTTACCTACTGCTCTAGTTTGTGCCATAGATAAGATAGCATACTCATCAAAGAACTTTTTGCTACCCTCTTTGTTGGAGCATATTGCGATACCTACTGACACTAACTTATTGTCTTGGTACGATCTTACTTCGCAAGTAGCCATATACTTAACTTCTGTTTCGCTTGATAAGTCTTGTACGCTTGTAATGATAGGGAATAATCCT